GCCGGCATCTGTCCGGTGAGTGCGCTTAAACGCATCGCCCATAGGAAGGCTGTTTAATATGGCGGCGGATGCGACAGTTCCAAACTGAAGCGAGTTCCCGGATATAGTTGTTGGTTTTAATACGATTCGGTACGTTGTGTTCGCCGCAAGTTCTACGGTGGAATCAAAATATAACTGCGCCAGTCCGGCGTTGCTTGGGCGCATGTTTTCGCCTAAGTAGCTCGATGAAAGAAGAACGTTATTGCTGTTGTCGTAAATAACGATGTCAAAGTTTCTGCCGGATGTGAAAAGCATTACACCCCACCATCCGGTCACTCGCGCTTTGAAGGGGAGCGTGAATACATTCCCGTATTCATCTGGATTACCACCATTTCCGTTACTTAATAAAGTCAAGGCCGAAAACGGCCACCCTGCCCCGATCAATTCATAATTGTCGGTATATTTAAGCCCGACGAGCATCAAGGAATTTGTGGTAGCCCACGCTGTAGTAAAATGACGGCAATACGGCGCTAATAGAAAACTCGGCGCTGTCGTTGACGAAACCTGTAAGTTTCCAGCGCTTGAGTCAAATTCCACTACGACGGCAAAAAGCTCGCCCTTAGTCACGGAGCGCTTTGTTCCGGTGTCCGTGCCATCGCTACTCATAATGCCCGATTCAACGAAAGTGTTTGATACAACGCTTGCGGAAGATATGACGCGGTATTGATCCGCGGTCCCGTCAGCGTCTAGGGAGGACACGTTCTGAAAGCTAACCTTTATGTCGGCCGCGGTTGTTACAGTCCCGAACCTTATGCCGACCCTCTCAAGAGTCCCGGTTTTCGGTGCGCGTATGATTAAGGCAACCTTTTCGCCTGCGGCATCAATGACGTTTGACCCAAAACCTAAACCGTTCGTCGAGATACCATCAAACCAATGGGGAACCGGCAATACGCCGTCTATGCCTTGAAGCGCCATTAGTAGTCGAAGTCCTTTGATTCGAGATAAGTTTTAAGAAGGCTGAAATCTGTGATCCCGCTGTCCCGAGCTGTGCGCTTAATCTGTGCAAGGAGACGATCATCGCCCTCGCACACCTCGTCTCTTAGCTCTGGAATCGTATACGTTCGAAGCCGAACACCGTTCACATCGTTTATATGAACATGGCTACATCCAGAGCCGCCAGGGCGAGCTTGAATTCTAATTTGCATTAGACCTCTCTTCTCATTCCGCGAGCGTAGCCAATGCTGGCGGTTACTTCAAAAACGCCGCGATTTTGTTCTTTGCTTCTTCGACTTGCTTGTTGATAGCCGCGAGCTCTTCTTTCGAAGCGGCGATGGAATTGCGAAGTGCCTCGCGCTCGGCACGAAGCCCGTCAATCTCGCGCTCAAATGATGCCTTGGCGTTCTTCGCGCTTTGGACGATCTTCGCGCCTTCAGACTCGGCCTCTGCGACGACGCTTGCGGCTGTTTTCTTGGCGAAAGCGATAATTTCGTCGGTCTTGTCCTTTGCCGCCTGGATTTCCTCTTCGGCCTTGTTGAGCTCTTGCGCCTTCTTCTTTAGAAGATCAACGGCAAGGGCCTCTGACTTCTTGGCTTGTTCGACACGAGCCATCGTCTCGCGCTCGGCTTGCTCAAGATTCCCGATGCGCTCGAGGGCGTCGGCGGCCTCTAGGAAGCCACGAAACTTTACCGCTACGTTTCTTATTCCTTCAGCTGCTTGCTGTGCTTGAGACATCGATTACCTCACCTTCTTGAGAAGCATAATGACGTTGACGTTCTGAGACGCGCCGCCGCCAGACGTTGAAGGACGGATGTAGCGCGTGAGCTCTTGCACCATCTCAAGCGCTGCGGCCGTCTTGGAAATCGCGTTGCCTTGGGGGTCGGTCAGCGTGACCCAATTTGTACCGTCGTTCGACCCCTGAAGAACGACCGTGGCGCTATCGAATGTTCCGGTGATCTGAACGCTTCTATCAGACGAACCGGGCATCTCAACAGAAGAGCCAACGGCATCGGCCGATGTGAGCGCCGCCCATGTAACGATGTGTGTGTCGTCGCCCCACGTGTTCACTCGGGCGACCGTGTGTTGGATTGTTGCCATAGATTCTCCTTAGATAACCTCTTCGCTTGAGACAGGGGCGCCAGGTGTGCGCCCTGATTTAATGTCTGCCGAAGCGTCATTGATGGCTTGCTGCGACGTACTCACCTTCGCCGGTGTCTTGCCTTCGACTTTGACCATCCAATTCTGTGAAAAGAACGTCTCGGCCTTGATGACAACCCGCTTGCCGTTCTTGGTCGTCTCAATGTCCTCGAGCTCAAACACGTCGCCAGGGCGGCGCCGGAGATGCCCGTAGTACCCCATTCGCGTTGCTTTAACCTTTATTCCCATCTCTTCCCTCCGTTTATTTTGAGTGTGGGCCGGTGAGCTTGTGACCCACCGACCCACATTCCACTTAAATGCGGCTACCTCGGATTACGAGATAGTGATGCCGTCCGCGTAGTACGTCTTCGGCGATTCACCCATCGCGGCCGGCTGCAAGAATGCAGTCACGGTGACGGAGGGCGTGGTGCCGCCGAGAACGTATTCCAAGCCGATATAGCGCTTTGTCACTGATCCGGCGGGAACCGGCAACCGGTGAACAGAACCGGCCGTCAACGCCGATCCGGCGATGATCCGGGTTACGAGGTCATCGTCAGACGTGAGGTTGGCGTTTGCCGACTGCACGAAGTTGAATTGATACGTCTCGTTTCCGCTTGCGGTATCAGCCGCCGTATCGACGGTGATAACGACTTCCATCGGCTCGCCGGTAGCGATTTCGCGCTTCGGCGTGACGTTTCCGAGGTCGATGGTGTTGGTGCTGTACCCTGTCGATGAGACCGCTTGCGCGTCCGACAGCAAGAGCAATGAATCATGAATCATAACGTTTCTCCTTGTAGGTTTTCAGGCTTAAGCCACCGCGGCTTCGGCTTCGGTTAGCTGGTCGCAAACACGAACCGGAATTCCACGGAACGAAGCCGTGCGCTTCCCATCGACGGTTTCCCAAGTCAGGCCGCCACCAGTGATGATGTCGTCGCGGCGCTGAATGTCGAGCATCTGAAAGCACGACCGGTTCATGTAGAACACCGGGCGGCACATCGTCAGAGACGGGATGCGATGTGTGGCCTTAATCATGAGCTCAACGAGGTCAGCCGCCGAGCTCTTGGCGACGAGGTTTGAGATGTCGATATTCGCGATACGCGCGACATACCGCCAGTCTTTGAGCGCGACACCGGCTTTCCACTGAAAGCGCTCCTGATAGGCGCGCATGCGATTTCCAGCGACGCCGGCCGTGACTTCAACCGTGACTTCGCCGAAATCCTCGTGGATGAGACCGGCTTTCGAACCCTTGGGGAAAATGCCGCAAATCGTGTTCTCGCCCCAACCCACAAGCCATACAGACGAATTGTCGGAACCCACCCCGCCGCCGTCCAAGATGTTCTGAGCATTGGCCGGGGAGCCGGAACCGATATCGCTATAGCGAGGCGCAAGACCCGTGAATTCTTCAGGGGCCGTGCCGCTGTTGCCATAGAAGAGCGTTCCCGCCATCTCTTGATTCATCGCTTCGATGAAGGAGCGAGCTTCAGAGAGACGGAAATTCGACACGTTGCCGTTCAGTTTCGCGAGGTCAACGTCAACTTCAGACCACGCCTCGAGCATGCCGCACTGTTCGTCAATCTGAGCGGTCGTGCTCTTTGACGGCGCGACGCCAGCGTTCAACAGTCTCCACGCGACCGTGGGGAGGCCGGTGCGGACGGTTGTTCTGTGGCCGGTCGGCAAGTTGCCTTCGATCCAGAGCATGTCCGTGAGGATTTCATTCGTCTGTGCTAAGAGCTCGACAATCGTTGAAGTCTTGCCATCGGGGTCGAGCCGCTTGGCCCAATCAGCAAGTGTAAGAGCACCCGTACCTAGGGTTGCCATGTGGTGTTACTCCTTATTAGGTTGAACTTCCGTAGAGGACTTCGGCCGCGCCCTTAGGCTCGCTGCGCACTTGCGAGCCTGGGAGCACAAGTTGATCCTCGGTCATTTGTTTGCCAATACGCACGAATACGCGGACTAGTTCGGGGTGATTGCCTAGTCCTGTTTCGTTGAGCGCCTGTTTGAACTCCGGGGTTCCGAATCGTTCGACAACTCGCTTGGCGATTTCAGCGTTTTGCGCGAACGCCTCGCCGCCAATCTCCTTGTCGGTCTTTGCCATCGGAAGCCACGAGTTCACTTTCTCGGCGACCGCCGCCTTCTGCCTTTCGGCTTGTTCGGCGACAATCGCGCTTTCTCGCTCAAGGACGGCTTGCGCTTGTTCCTGGGAAAATCCTCGCTCCTTCGCAAAGGCAGCGATCTTCTCCACGTGCGCGGCGTCCAGCGGCGACTTTTCTGGAAGCTTGAGGTCGTATTTGACCTCAGCCGGCTTCGTCTCTTCCTTCTTCGTCTCGGTAGCCGGTTTAGCTTCCTCAATCTTTTGCGTAGCCTCGGTCTTCTGTTCTGGCTTCTTATCGGTGATGACCGAAGCGGTGCTATCAGTGGTCGTTACAGTCGTGTTGGTTGTTCCGTCCGCGGTCGTCGCTTGGGTGGTTTCCGGCGCGACGGTCGTGTTGTCTTTAGACATTGGTTTTGCTCTCCCTCATCATGGTTACGTATGCCTCGGGCGCGGCTTCGTTGAGGTCCGCAAGGAGCTTGAGACCGATGTTCCGTTGCCCCTCGTTGAATGCCGTAATCGAGCCCGAGTGATTGAACGAACTTTGAAACACACCGCATAGCTGTAAGAGCCGCCAGTAAAACGCGCGGCCGAGTGAAGTGCCGACGACAAGGCGAACTTGATCGAGTTCTTGCCTACGATTTCGTTGCGCCTTGTCGCCGGCTTCCTTAACTTGCTCGGCGTCAGCTGCGTTTTTAACGAGCGACGACATCATTCGTTCTCTTAAGAAACCGCGCCAGTTGTGAACGGCGAGGCGGGGTTCGAACCAACGGGTACTTGAAGATTCCCGGTCACGAACCATGTGTCAGCGGCGATATCAACAAACTCGATGAAGTCGCCCTTCGTGCCGCCCTTGGTGGTGCCGTTTAAGTCGATCCTGTCAGCGTCAGAGCCGGCCGCGAATCCTGCCGCCGCCGAGCCGTCGAGGTCGAGCATGTTGAGGATGCCGAAGTAGGCATCATCGCCGGTCACGTCAAACCGATGTTGGTTCGAAGTCACGGTTGTTCCGACGATGAACCGATAGTGATTGCCTGAACCCGTCGCCGTCGGCAGGGTGACGGTCACACCGGCAGCGCGGTTCAACGTCACAATTCGACCAGCGTGAGTGGCGGGAGCGATTGCCAGTGTCGCCGCCGTATGGTTGACAGTCTCTCCGGTGATGACGGGTGAGCTTAACGTTTTGTTCGTAAGCTCTTGTACTGTCGTGCGACCGACGAGCTGTTCGCCGGCGCCGCTCGGGACTTCCCGGTACGCATCACCGATGCTAATTTCTGAAACTTCCATTACCTTTACGACCTTAGCCATTTAGTGGTTCTCCTATTGATTTGGTTTTCATTGCGGTGCGAGCTCTCCCGCCTTTGCCTGTTGCAGTAAGCGCGTAAGCGCGTTGTCTCCGCTCATGTCGGCGGCGGCTAGATTTCGTGCCGCACCAGCGCCGCGTTCGACCATCTCGGCCTTAGCTTGGGCTTGCTGTGCTTGCGCGCGACCTTGCCGAATTTCGGCTACAGCGTCGTCGGAACGGATTATTTGCGGGTCAACGCCAGTGCGTTCACCGTAGACATCAATCATTTGGTCGATATCAACCTTGTCGATAACGCTCGCGTCCCCGGCTTGTTGAGCGATGTTTCCGACGAATCCAGCGAAGCGCTCGATGGAGGCGATACCGACAAGCTTCTGAGCCTGGGCCATGACCGACACGTATTCGACCTTGAGCTTCATGCCTTGGAGCTCGTCGGGCGGTTCGGGGATTTGGCCTTGACGAATCATGATTTCAAACGTGTTGTCGATGAGCGGGTCAAGAAGGTCTTGATTGAGCTGCTCAAGGACCGGTCCAAGCGCGAGAAGCTTTTCTTCGTGCCTCTCTTCGATTTCGCGCGCCGTGATTTGGCGTCGATCCGAAGTTGCCAGCATAAGAAAGAGGTCTTCGTAAAACGCGCGCCGGATCATGTCTTGGACTGCCTGGATATCGAGCATGAGTTCATTGATGCGCGGGTTAATCTCGTGCGCCGCTCGAAAGCCCTTCATGCCTTCGCGCTCGTCAACGTAGGTGATGTCGCCCGGCAGAATCGAGGTCTTCACCGTCTGAAGCGAGGTCGGCGCAACCATCGGGGGATTCACCATCTTCTCGATAGCCTGGGCTTTCCGCTTCTGTTCAACCTGAAGCTGCCTGACATCGCCGAGCGCTTCCATGCCAGGACACGAGGTGCCGTACACGTCTTCGCCCGTGACTTCCCAACGTGGAGCAAGAACGGGGAAGAAGTCGTATCCGGCCTCACGCAAATACTTCTCGCCTTCGTTACTCATGTAGTTTCCGGCCTTGGAACCGGCCACCGTACCGCGCTCGTAGTAGCACGAGGAATAGCGCTTGAATTTTGAGTGAAGCTTGTTCGGGTCGAACTCGTCGTTCGGCGAGA